CACTCTAGCCCCAGTTACAACCTGAGTTCCTTGGAACATTTCATTCCCTAATCTTCCACCTAGCCATTGTTTTTTATGTCCCTCAAGAACTAATAACTTTGTTTCTGGTGCCATTTTGAGAATTTTATAAGCACTATAAAGACCTGAGATCCCACCTCCAACAATAATTATATCATATTTATTATGCACTGACATATAAATATAATAGATAATCTTTTTTTTCTAACGACGCTTTAGAGTTTTTTTCTTTCCAATTAAAATTTTTTTTGAGGTTTTTTTTAGTTCAATCTTTCTTCCATTTTTGCATTTAAATTTTCCGCGAGAAAGTCCTTTTCTATTTAAAACTGTTTTAGTACAAACGCCTATAGCCCTTGGTTCATCAGTTGGTCCCACCTTTTTTATACAAGAACAAAGTTTTTGCGATAATATATTTTCAGCGGCTTCTTTTAAGTGTATTCCTTTTTTAGGAATTTCTAATCCATAATATGAAAGTATCTTTGAATAATCAGAATTAGTTATTTTATAAGGCATCTAGTTTAGACTATGTAAATATTTTTTTTATAGTTTAAAAATAAAAATTATTAGCTAAATTAAAAATATAATGGACTTTGTTATTACAGAAACAGAAGAAGGCACTTTTGAAAATAATGAAATAAATGATGAAATAATCAAAAGCAATATCCCTAAGCGCATTTTTCAGACACACAAATCCATCCACTACATTCAAAGCAAACCAACATTGCAAAAGGCGATAAACTCTTGGAGGAGGTTTGTTCCTGAATTCGGATATCATTTTTATACGGATGAAATGTGTGATGAATTTATGAAAACCGAAATGGTTGAAGAATTTGGAGAAGAAATTTATGAAGCTTACAATCGTGTTCCAATTTCCGTAATGAAGGCCGATTTGTGGAGATATTGCATCATATATAAATATGGTGGAATATATGCAGACGCTGACGCAGTTTGTCTGTGTGATCCAAATATGTTCACATTATATGAAACTCAACTTGTATGCGCGCCCGAGAATTCAACACACTTATGTCAATGGACTTTTGCAGCTCCCGCAAATTCACCATTATTAAAGTCTATTATTGAATTATCTGTTAAAAGAATATTAACAATCCCTTTAATTAAAGGCGAACATGTGATTCATTATTTAACTGGACCGGGTGTGTTTACAGATGGTATTGACAAATATTTACACGAAAATGATATGAAAACCTTTAATGATAAGAAAAAATATTATCTTTATAAAAACCCGACAATGATTTGTTTCATGGGAGAGCGTTTTCATCAAACAATGATTCATCATTTATTCACAGGTCAGAACGAAGATGGATGGACTCATGAAAGATATCAGAAACTTATGTAAAGTAATGTAAACTTATTGTTATTTATTTGTAAATTTTTCTATGGGTCCACAAAGTTGAATAATGAGATATTTTTTGATTTTTATCTTGCTCATAATAATACCCATTATACATTTTTAAAATAGCAACATTTTTATAAAGAATAAACTTATCACCGGTTGGTCTATTCCAAATATGTTCAAGTTCTATTTCTCTTCTTTCTACATCTCCTATAACTTTAGCTACTAGTCCAGGACCCGTTGGGTCTACACAACTACTTCCATAATATTTATTTTTAACATTTTCCACAATCTGATTTATGCAGTTAAAACATGTTTCATTTTTTGGTTTTACTGCTATTAATGCATTATAAATATTATGTCCATCAATATCAAAAACCCAATGCTCTTTTTCAGTTAATTCAATAAAATGAAAAGTATTAATGCAGTTATATTTTATGTCCAAATATATTCCACCAGTAACATATAATACACAATAACGCCACAAATCTGCTTTATAAGCTCCGGGAATTATAGCATCAAACGCATTTAAAACATTAGCATCAAAATTGGCGGCAATAAAATTTCTACAATCATCGTCATCAAATAAAAAATGTTCAAACCTTGGATGTCTTCTTTTCATCCGATCAACGGCAAGTTTCATCTTTTCCGGCAATTCTTTACTGTGCCATGTTTGATAAATCTTTAAGGGAATTACACTATTATATTCTGATTTTTTATTTGTCCTATAATTGTGAATGCGAATAATTTGATTTTTTAACTCATTTGCTTTCGCGTCAACAGAATCCTTAATATCTTGAGCTGAATACCTAAATTTTTTGCCAACAATTCCTGACAACATTTAGATTTGTAATAATCTTTGTTAATAAAATAATTTTGAATAAATAACTATTTTATTAATTTTTAAAATATACATTTATTTTAGATGCCTAATAATAAACAAAAAATAGTTGTATTTGATCTTGATGAAACCCTTGGATATTTTGTAGAATTGGGAATATTTTGGGATTCATTACATAACTATGCAAAAAGTATAAACGCTGATATAAAAAAAATATTTACACAAGAGTATTTTAATAATGTTCTAGATATATTTCCTGAATTTATTCGCCCAAGCATTATGTCAATACTTCAGTATGTAAAAGTTAAAAAACAAACAAAACAATGCCAAGGAGTTATGATTTATACCAATAATCAAGGCCCTAAAGAATGGGGTCATTTTATTACAAATTATTTTGAGAATAAATTAAAATACAGATTATTTAATCACATTATCTCAGCATTTAAAGTTAATGGCAAAATAGTTGAATTTTGCAGAAGAAGTCACGATAAAACCATAAAAGACTTTATGCGTTGTTCAAAATTACCAGAGAATGTAGATGTATGTTACTTGGATGACACTTATTACCCTGAAATGAATGCGGAGAATGTTTATTACATTAAAATAAAACCATACACTCACGATTTGCAGTTTGACTTAATGATTCATAGATTCATTCATAACGATGTTTCAAAAAAGCTAATTTCTGGTTCACATGCAGAAAAAGATTTTTCTGATTTTATGAAAGAAAATATGACTAAATATGAATTTGTTTACAACGAAAAAAGCAAAGATGAGTATGATATAGATAAAATTATAACAAAAAAAACAATGGTTCACCTGCATACATTTTTCAATAAAAATAAACAACCCAACTCACCTCCGTCGGGTAATAAAAGGACACTAAAAAACAGAACATATAAAACAAAAACTAGAAAAAACCAATAAAGAATGTATGAAAATATACTTTACAAATTCTATCCACAAAATTAGACATTACATATTTCTTATTTCGGCAATTTTAGCACTGTGATCTTTTGTATTAAACGCCGAAGTAGAATGCAATCTATGTTTTACTAACACATCTTCAAAGTTAAAAAACCTTTTGCCCATTTTACGCAATCGCATCCATAATTCATAATCTTCTACACCGCTTTCAAATTCTTCATTCCATAAACCAAGTTCCTTTCTCAAAACGACGCTGCTGTTAATTAAAGGATTTGCTAATTTAAAGTCAAAATCACAAAGATCTCCGTGCGGTATTGATGGAATTGTACCTTCTTGATTTTCAAAATAAACACATTTGGTTCCAACTACATCATATTCATTCTGCTCTAATAATTTACATTGTGTTAAAAGTTTATTAGGAAACCAAATGTCGTCCACATCCAGAATTGCAACATAATCGTATTTACAAAATGCAATCATTTTATTCAATGTATTTACTTTGCCACGAACTTCGCAAAAATCATAAACATGGATGCGTGAGTCATTTAACTCGTACTCTTTAGCAATCTGGTATACAATTGAATTCTCCGGATGACCGTTGACGCCAATAATAAGCTCCCATTCCTGAAAAGTTTGTTCCAATACGGATTTGACAGATTCGTTGATATATTCTATACCATTGTATATTGGCATTAGAATGCTAATCATTTTATGTATTTATAGAATATATTATTTATATGTCTTTATTTCATTTTGTAAAGTAATTGCGTTATTTTACAATAAAAATCTCTGAAACACAAACCACCTATCATAACTGGGGTTTGTTTCATGGTATAACTCAAAACTCTGAATATCTGATAAAATACAATCTGTTAAAATTGTCTGATCATCTTTTACAAGGTAATTGTGTTTAAAATAAAGTGATAATTTTTCGTCTACAGTGTTACGCCACCACTCTACCTTGTTTCTATGACAAATAAAAAATCCTCCCGCAACAAATGTTTGATCCGCCGGTATTTGCGTCATAGGCAATCCTAATTCATTTTTATCATTAACTAGTTGTGTGATATGTTTTATGAATTCTTCATCATTGTTTACGCGCCCATAATGTATTTTATCGGGGTTTAACTGCATAATTTTTTCAGAATTTGGCCACATTTCTAACTCTAAATTAGATAGGTCATTTTCCCGTCCACGAAAATAACCAATGTCGCACCATCCATAAAATTCAGAATCAAAATAATTGTTAATCATTGTTTTATAAACAAAATGTATTTTCTCAGACCAAAGCATATTAACTTCCCACCCCATCATATCTTTCAATAAATCATTTTTTTCGTGATTTAATATCCATTCTGATTTATATTTATATGTGTAAAATTGATCGTGCGGTTGTATAATAATTCGTATGCGCGGATTATTGGCATATTTTTCTAAAACTTTGAACCCTTCACAATCGCAATAAACAACTAAATTATAGTTATTTACGTTAGACAACATGTTATCTATCCAATGTTGATAAATAGAAGAATCATATTTAGCCTTAAAATTGTACCAGCACGTTGAGAAAGTAATTGACATAATTATACATTTTATATTTTTTTTTATATTTATTTTTAATTAATAGTTTTAATTTATATTTAAAATTATGTAGACGAATTGGTGTAAAATATATACAGACTAAATGAAACCTATGTGAATTTATGGGAGACGGGTTAAAAAGAAAAATGAGAATTTTGTTGAAAAACATGTTTAGCATTATTCAAATATTTAATAAGTATTTGATTGATTGCGCTTGTAGTAAATAAAAATACTCCGGCACTAAATGAAATTTTTCTGTCTAATTCTGTAAAGTGTATTCTTCTAAACGGGTTAAATCTCCACAATAAAAATAAACTAATATAAATTTTAACATAATAGTCCAAACTTTCTAAATATTGTGGGGCGCTTTTAAATATTCCAATAGCAAATAAAATATATAATGCGTATGACGTTACAATAAAAATGTTAAACCAAAAATCCTGAAATTTATACAACTCTTTATTAAATGACATGTTTCTTATAATAACCTAGGAATAAAAAATAACCTCCAAGAATTAAGTTGATACATTAACCTCATTGTAAATTTTTAAAGTTCTAGCACTCGCATCTTTAGCTTCTACATAACGCGGCATCCAAAAATACGGAAGAATGCCACCTAGCCCAGGATATGCCGATTCAAATATTCCGCGATAATATTTCTTCTCTTCCGTGTCTGGAGAATTGTGGGCATATTTTTCATTTAAACTAGATGGTGGGTTATTTGAAACATTTTCTTGAATGATTTCATATAAGGATCGGGTTGTTTTACTAACCCCGTCGCTAAATGCCTCCTTGGTTCTCCACAAAACACAACTTGGCAATAACGCGCTTCCGTTTGAATCTAAATAATTGTTCTCACTAAATGCGGTTCTTAGTAAAAATTTTTCACATTGTTTATTTCCTGGGTGAAATCTTAGAGATGGATGAATGCTCAAATATTGCTGGACCCATGTTCTATCTAAAAATGGAGTTCTAGGTTCCAATCCATGAGACGATATACACTTATCGGAGCGCAAAACATCAAATGCATGTATATCCTTCAACAATCTTCGGCACTCCTTATCAAATTCTATAGCATCTGGAGCTGCATGCATATACAAATACCCACCACAAAGCTCGTCAGAACCATCTCCGTTAAATATTACTTTAGCGTCACTATTTTCCGAAATGTATTTTCCCAACAGATAGTTTCCTATGCTTGCTCTTACAGTAGTAGTGTCATAACTTTCAATCGTACAAATGACCTCGGGAATTGCTTCAATAAAATCTTGTTCAGTAAGCAAAATTTCTGTATGATTTGTTCCCAAATAATCTGCAACAATGCGGGCATATTTGAGGTCCTCTGAACCAGACAACCCAATGCTAAATGTCTCCAATGGTATGTCAGACTTTTGTTTATGACATTCATTTACAAGCGCTGTGATTAAGCTGCTATCTAAACCACCTGACAGCAAACAAGCAATAGGGCGCTCAGTAACTAACACTCTTTTTTTAACAGCTTCATACAAGTAATGTTGTATTGTTTTGAATGCGCCTTGAGTGTCATAAGGAGATTCAGACATTACGCTAGAAAATCCAGTTGAATGATAGGTGCAGTACTCTTTTTTCAGTTCCCATTTTGGTGAAACTTTGAACTCCATAATGAGTTTAGAATAAGTTCCTGGTCTAAATTGTTCAACTGCATAATTTGGCATTTCCTTGTAAAACTCGGACAACATTTTCAATTCTGACGCATAACCATATATAGCAGTTTCTTTTTTAGAATGAGGTTTTAATACATACAACGGTCTTACGCCATATGGGTCTCTAGCAACATACATTTTTGCATTTGGACATTGAATGTCATTGTCACATAAAACAAAAGCAAACACACCATCCAACATCTGCAATGTTTGCTTCATACCATATCTTTTATAAAGGTGAATAATAACTTCGCAATCTGATTGGGTGACTGGCGTAATCCCCATCATTTCATACAATTCCTTGTAATTATAGATTTCACCATTGCAAATTAAAACAACATCTCCTATTATAATTGGTTGATTGGAAAAATTGTTTAGACCATTAATGGCTAACCTATGAAATCCTAAAAAACACGACAAACCATATTGTTGTAATTTAGAAAATTCTGGTCCGCGACCTTGACCCTTCATAAATTGTTCTTTAACAAAGTCCAATTGAAATGAAGCCGGATCGTTTAACAATGCAAATATTCCACACATATAGTTGCCTTATTTATTAAGGTCAAATATCTTTATATTTGTTTTATACATTTAGAAAGTGTTGCAAAATAAATTATATTCCAGTATATTAATAATGACAACACAAGATTTTAGAGAATGTGCTTCGCAAATAACAAACTCCATAAATACACGCATATACGATAGAAATATTCCATCTCATATGCTACAACCATATTTGAGCGTTAGACCAGTAATGACAAAATATTCTATCATGCCAATTGTTGACCCCAGAGCTCCAATTAAAACTCCTTTAGTTCAGCAACCAATTTATAGCACAAATGAAGTTTTCAATCCTGGAAATACACAGTCTCCTTGGTCTGGGTTTGCTACAAATATCAATACTGAGTCAGAGTTGAGAAACCAAGTATACGCACTTCAGGCATGCAGCCAAGCTGTGTATGTTCCAAGTTCTGACAGTGATTTATACAAGTTTGGATTTAAACCAACCAATAATGTCCAGCAACCTTTTCCTGGATTATTCCAAAACGAACATTTTAACTCATTTAACCCAAATCCTGAAAATATTGGTCAAGGTTTATTCCAAAATTGCACTCGTCAAGAGATTCGCGGTTTAGGAAATGACTACAACCAATCCTCATGCAATTTTGGACCTAATAAAAATAAAATACAAAAATAAAATACAAAATATAACATGATGTTTCAAGTTATGTTTTATTATACCAAATAGGCTTCTCTCGCTTTTTCCATGTTGCAATTTTTTGTTTATCCGGAGTTTGATAATATTTGCGATAAGCCTCAATGGCATCGGCGCATTTGCATTCAATTGGCATAGCTTGGGCAAATGGAGTTAATCCTTTTTGGGGAAATTTATCTGCACTTGGAGCGTATTCTCTCAAGTATTTTGCAACAATATACGACTGATGCATTTTCTCAGGAGGATGATCATAACGATATTTCCACTCATTGTGCATAGCATCAATTAAATCAAGTGTCCACATATAATTTCCAAGGGAAGTTCGCATCCAAATGGTTACTGGATGATTTTTGTGAGCTATTTTATAAAGTTTAACTTTTCCACCAAGGTTGTTTTCAGGGTCATTAATTTGAACAGCTGTGCATAACATTTGGACAGCTTCTAGAATAATCTTAGAAACATGTTTATCAAACATGAACTCTGCACATTCAGCAAAGTTGAGAGAGAGAATGAATAGGTTCATAATATTTGCAATTGAATTTAAAACTTTTAAATTCAATTAAGTTAAATCAATTTTTTATAAGTAATTTAAAACCTCTTTAATTCTTTTATACCTTGGATCGTTGAATATTTTTCCTGTAAGGTCCTGCAATTCTTCCATATTTTTAACTGGATATTTATTAGCATACTCAAACATTAAATAAGTTAATTCAATTGTTGGCTCACCGTATTGCAATTCTACCATAGGAAAAACCTCTTGCAATTCCTTAGATTGAGCCCATCCCAAAAATATAGCAAGCCATGAACGCTCATCGTCTTCTATATATTCAATATTCAATTGAACTTCTCTCCAACTCTCTAAATCAGTCAAAAAATCTTCCCAACTTTGAAATATTAAAGTTGATATGTATAAAATAGAGGTCCATCTATCATTGTCTTCATTATTTTTTTCTTGAACTGGTTTGTAATTTGGCAATTGACGTTTTTGCCACGTATAAAACATGGAATCAATAAATTCTGGAGCTTTGTCATAATAGTCATCAAACGCCTTTAAAATGCTATTAAATGCTCGGTCCACTATTTTATAAGTAGAATCTCTTTTAACTGATAAATAATTTACCGTAAATATTTGATATGTAATAATAATTCCCAACGCAATCATGAAAGTTGAAATTGTTGGGATTTTACTCGTTAATCTATCTATAAATGATCCAGGTTTGCTATAACTAGCAATTACAACAATCCATGTGATTAAAACTACAATTGAAACTATTGTAACCAAAGTAATTTGATATGTAGTAAAACCATAAACACTCATCTAATATAACAAAATATAAAATTATTAAAAATATTAAAAATTATTCGTGTACAAATATTCTATGTTTTCAATTAAATTAATTACCTTTAAATGTTTTGTAGTGTACATTGGATTGAAATGCTTTTCGGGATTTGATAATATATTTTTCAATAATGAAATATCTTCCTCCACATTTCCAGACAATTTTATAATATTGTCAAAATATTTATCAATATTTCTGCAACCAAGATAAATCGGATTGCAATTTAAAAGAATTGGTGAAATTATTTTTTCTGAAAAATAATGATTTGTTTGATAATTTTCAATGCATATAGAAAAAGAGTAATCTGTAAATGGTTCGTTTCCATCAAACTTTCCTTTTATATTCACATTATCTGGACAACGCTGGGAATATAGTTCACTACCATAACCATATATATCAATTGGTAAGTTGTGTTTAATTATTTCTTCAATTAATGTGTGTCTATATTTATGACCCGGAGCAAACAGCTTTTGACTAACGACAATACTCATTAATTTTGGTTTATTTGTAATTATACTTGGTGGTGGATTTGAATGCCATAAATACGCAAAATGCTCAACAAATGTGTCGGGCAAATTAAACTTATCTCCTATAAAATATTTACCTATATGTTTTTGCGCGTAATCTATAAATTCAGTCGTTAACCCCAAAAAATAGATCGGTTCATACGCTAACCCAATGACATTCTTTTTAGGAATATTTAAGTCTGGCATAGCAGTATTTATTATAATAGCGTGTGTATAATCTTCTTCGTTCGTGATGTATATTTTTTTGTTTTCTCCATAAAAATCAAATTGAGAAACATTATTTAAATTTTCAAATACTTTTTTACAATGTTCGCTAGACGCAAAAGAACAAAAAACTTTAATTTTATACATAATATAAAATTGTCTTATAGTCTTTATATTTTTTCTTATTTTACTTTATTGTAAACTACAAGACAGTATAAAGAAGAAAGGAACTATAATTAAAGGGTGTGTGCGAAAGAGTAGAAAATATACTTTAGAAAATTGTGTTTTATCTAAATTTTAAACATATAGTTAAGATATAAAATGGACGACCAATTAATTACAGAAATAACACTGGAATGTTTGATGAATAAACAACAATACGCAAAACATTGCGGCCAAAACACAACTACAAAAAAAGATTCTATTCGCAAAGACAAGAAATTTTATAAAAAACGAATATTTGATTTAACAAAAAGGCTGTTAAATAATGAAAAACCAGAAACGATGTATCCGGATGTAGGAAGTGCATTTGATTCTTACGCTAGAGTTTGTATTGAATATTTTAAAATTTTAGATAAATCTGATATTATTCAGGAGGACTATGCAGAAATTAATGCAGATTCTCTTAACAAACTTCCAGCCGATCCATCATATAACGCTGTAGAAGAAAGCATGTTAATGATGCGTTCTATTAAAATTACTGAACCTAATGCATTGGAAAAACTCGTAAAAAGAACAAGTGCTAAACTTGAAAAAAAACCTATAATTCCACTACAAAAGGACATAAATTTGAAGGACCCAAATCTTAAAAATAAAGGTATTAGCAAAAAGAATAATATCAATAGTAAATATGAGGAAACCCATGAAAAAGACAATTCAAAAAAAACAGGACAAACAGAAAACCCAAAAAACAATGAAAAAACAAAATAAATCTAATTCGCGTGTAACTAGGAGAAACCACATATTTAGAGAAAAAATGATTAAAAAGTTTAAATCCGTTAAATTGCGATGCAGCCCCAAAACTGCTGGAAAAGGATATACATGCTTGGAAGACGAGACCCTATATAAGTTAAAAGAATTGTGGAATGCGCGACACCCTGAATCAAAAATTGATGCGAATGACTCAAAAGAAATATGGAGCTTGTTAAATTCTAAATTAAAAGGAGTTTGCAATAAAGAATCGTGCTGGTTAAAACAAAAATTTGTAAATGGAAAACTTAATAAAGAGTTGGAAGAGTCTTATGCTCCCGTTTCTCCAAAAGAATGGAACAAGAATCCAAATGAGTGGTTATCTAGCGTAGATATATTGGAGGTTATGAAACAATATGAAGAAAAATACAAGTGCTTTGATTTTATTGGCCCATCTCCTATTGATTTTGATACACATAAATTATATGGCGAATGCGTGTGGGAAGAGTTGTGTCATTTCAATTTAGAAGAAGAAATAAAGAATGGTCGGTTCAAAATTGGCATTATATTCAATTTAGACCCACATTATAAGGGTGGATCACATTGGGTCTCCATGTTTATTAATATTAAAAAGGGGGAGATATTTTTCTTTGATAGTGCCGGTGACAAAGCTCCGCGACAAATTGTGAAATTGGCGAATCGCATTGTTAAACAAGGAAAGCAATTAAAAGTGCCGATTAAGTTTAAGTTTGACCAGAATTACCCAGTTGAACATCAATATGGTGACACTGAATGTGGCATTTACTCATTGTATTTTATTGCGCACATGTTAGAAGATAGACACGATAGCAAATATTTTAAAACACATGTTTTGGATGACAAATACATGCAACAATTCAGAAAGGTGTATTTCAATGGAGATTTATAAAATTTCTTGAAAATTTAGCAGGAAATTAGAATATACAAACAAAGTATATAAATAATATTTGAGACTATTATTTATATCACATCAATGCAGGTAAATATTGACTTTATTACAACCGAAAATATAGAAATGATTTGGGAAATTGTATTGGACGATATAAAACCGAGACTTAAATCTCAAGAGCAATTTTCCCACGCTAGGGGGTTCTTTATAAACCAAGCGCGCTTATTCTTTGAAAGAGAGAAAAATACCTCGCAAAATTTAATGGAAATGAATAAAAAATTTATTAGTCTAATTATGAATAGTTTTAATTCTCAACGACAACCTATATTTCAATCTCCTCCAACTAAACAACTTTTTAAAGCTGAAGACATACAAGCTGAGAGACTCAATGCGTTTGAAAAAGGGTTGGCTGAAAAAAAGAATGATTTTTTAAACGCAATTACTGTCCCTGTGCCAGAATCTCCAAAATTTAGCGATAGTTCAAGAGATGAACCAATTGGTGGAGCCATGGGAGAACTAATAGCGAGAACCCTTGCTCAACGTAATTTTGAGGTAGAAACCTTTCATAAGAGTGCAAATAAAGAAGATGTTGAAAAATGGTTAAAACCTGCGGAAACTTCTGTAAAGGTTGAAAAGGTGCAACAAAATCAACAAAGTGCGAGTCAACTAGAAGAAAAACAAAAACAATATCAATATAATCAAGCAACGCCAAAGTTTATTCAAATTGGCGAAGAATTACCGGTTGCACCTAGTACCAGAAAAAAGATATCTTGGGGAGAGAATCAAGAATATGAAGTTAATGAAATAAGTTTAGAAGTAAACGAAATTTCATCTACAGTGCCCAATATTTTCTCTCGTTTAAAACAAATAAAAGAAGAAAATCCAGAAACCGTTGAGCTTAAAAAGGAAATAAAAAATATGGGAGAGAAGATTGTTAATCTAGAAGATAAAATGGATAAAATATTAGAATTATTAAAAAATAAAATTGAACCCGCGACAAACAATAATATGGAGAATACATATAAAGAACAATGGACCTAATAAAGGTATTTAAAATTATTGCTCTTATTTTGCCAATTGCAGCATTTCATCATTTTCCTTTTCCAAATAAAATGCAAAGATTTGAAAAAACCAGATTATATTTAGAAGATGAGCAATGGGACTCTGGAGAAGTCAGTTGGGAAACTATTCCCTTTACACAATACAGCCCAATCGGGTTTAATAAAAAATCCCAAGAAATCCAAGCTGCATCATCCAGAGAATATACAATGAAACCATGTACAACTCCTCTATGTAAAAAAATAAACGACGATCAAACTCAGTTAGCATCTGTGTCTGTCGTCGCAAAAATGTCTTATAAAGAACTCTTTAATATAGACTTATTTATCTCAGAGCTTAATTGCAATTTGCATAAACACACATTGTTTACACCATCAGAAATGTTCTTATTAACGGTGTTTTCTGGAGTAGCATTTATTTATAATAAAACTAAAGAAACTGAGATTAACAGACTCCAGAAACTCTACAAGTTTTCGTCTAGGTCAGCATATTTTGAAAAATACAAAGAAATTAGAAAATTTACAATGATGTTCTTTATTATTATAACTTGTTTATTCACAAGAAACATTCAAATTGCCGAATAAGTTTATATTGTATAAAGTACAAAATAAACAACGTTTAATTTTAACGTTAAGTTAATATAATTCTAAACCATTTTTATTTTGACTCCTTTTGGCGTTTGCTCTACTTCTGCAATTAAAATTGGATCTATTTGAGGATTTTCCAATGCTCTGTAATAACTATCCCAATCATACAACTTTCCATTGTTACTGTCTATCTTACGATAAATGTATTTTTTTCCGCGGAATTCATACGGCTTTCCTCGCCATTCAATAGTCTTTTTATTTATTTTAGTTGTAGAATCAGGTTCTTGTTTCTTATAATTTGGAATATATGAGAAAGCCTTAGAAGATGGTTCGCCAAATTGCAAGCAATTTAATTGTTCCTTTGACCCCCTCTTTGTGTAAACTGCACAATCAATTGATGCCTCTTTTATGGCCGTCATTAATTTAAAACTTACTTCATCTTTAATCGTGGAAATTTCAAACAAAGCTTCATCACTTGTTAATGGAATATTATCCTCCTTCCAATCCTTCTCATCCTTTCCTTCAACTGGAATTTTATATTTTCTTTTACTTTTGTCCTTCCTTTTCAATTCAATCGCACTGTCATTCTTTGGATCAAGTTGTTCTTTTGAAAAGGTCATTAGATATAAATACACTTCAACTGTTTGTAATGCTTCCGGCAAATACTTGTGACTGCAAATTCTTCGTGCTCTTCCCACAACTTGATCAATGCGGGCTGGATTCCAATATGGCTCCATAATGTGAACATATCTTGTGCTTCGCAAGTTAATGCCCTCTGAACCAGACGCTGTAATCATTAACACCTTAATAATTTCACCCATGTGATTATTATGAGCTATCTCTTTTAACTTGGCTGTTATTGGCGATTTGGTGTCCCAGTTACTATTGTAAATATTGCGAATTAGTTCTTTTTCTTCCGCTGATTCTGTTCCTGTGTACAATGCAAATGTTGGTTTTCCCATATTTTCTTCGCTAATATCTAAATCCCAAACTCCGTTAGAATCTTTTTTAACTTTGAATTGAGTGAAACCGTTGGCTTCTAAAACCATTTTAAAAATTCCAATACCTTCCAGCGTTCTAAATTGACTATAAACTAAATGCAATCCAATATGAGTTGGGTCTTGAATATTCTCTAAGATGTGAAGGTATTTTGGACTATATTCTTCTAATCCTCTGGGGCTCAAAACAGTGCTTTCATTTGCTTTTAAAAAATCAATTGCAGTTTGAATTCTTTTTTCATAAGTTGAATCTGCTAATTTTTCAATAACCTCATCTCCTTCAAGCTCGCCATCCCAAGCATCACCTTCTAAATCATTTGCTCCTTTTTTAGAAGTTTCTTTTAATGCATCTTCATATATATTTTCCAATTGTTGAGTGTCTTCTTCTCTCTCCTCTCTTGGTAAGGGTCGGCCTGGAGGCTTAGGCATAACAAAATTGCAATATAAACGAGAGAAAATGCGATAGGTTGATGATGGATCTTTGTAAATTCCGTTTTCATCTATAACACCTTTCTTCTGTTTTGTACTTGTTTCTTGTTTTCTTTCTAAAGCGCGAGCAGCTTCGTAAACCGTGAACTGATATGAGCTCATTGGGATTTTAATAACATGAAAATCTACCAATTTTTCATACTTTGGCATAAGAGATTCTTGTGCACTTCGGAAATAAGATGTTAATCCAATAATACGGCGTTTGAATAGATCCATATTCTTTGTATTTCCATTCTCAGTATTTAAAAATAATTCAGCAAAATCGTCAAACTTATCGGGAAGAGCTTTATTGAGCTTAATTTGTATTCCTGCTGTATTTACGCCTATTTTGTTGCTTTCCAAAATACTTATTATTCTCTTTTCAAAATCCGCATCACTAATTGTACCTCTCTCTTGTAAATGCGTCTTCTCGCCGGCATCTTTAATTGTTATTGGTTTATTTGTTACGCCATGGTAACCAGTTTCTTCCTTATATTTATTCTCAAAACCGAATGGGTTTCTTGTTATAGTAATAACTTTGTCTTTAGAATAATCAAGGTAATCTAAAACTTTTTCTCTCGTGAATATTTCCTGGAGCTTCTCTTTAGTAACAGATTGTCCTGAACGAATGTCCAAAGGAATTTCCCAAGTCTTGATGTAACCGCGCAAAATATTGAAAAGTATTCCAATTTCGTTGGGGTAATTGATAATTGGAGTTCCCGTTAGTAAAACAACGCGAGCATTTTTAGCGCTTAGTAAAAGCTCGTATAAAATAAGAGCCAAGGAAAAAGGAACTCTCTCTTTCTTTCCATACTTGTCGGAAGGAGCTTCCTTTTCCTTTGCAATCTTGTTAACAATTCTACTAATGAAATTGTGAGCCTCATCAATAACAACGACGGCATCATCAAAAATATTTGTTTCAAAATTATTTGTCATATCTCTCAATTTATCTCTGCGCAACCCATTGTAATTAATAAATTTGTATTTATATTGTATCATTTCATCAATTTGGTCATCTAAACTTTTGATTTCTTGAGGCTCCAAAGTATCATAATTGCTGGGCTTTGTTGTGTTTACAAGCCATGCACCCTTCTTTTTATTTATGTATTCAACGGACAAATTCAAAACACTTGAAAGCGTTTCAATGGCTTCAGGGTGGTCTCTCGTTGAGACCCATTGCCAAAATTGGTTTTTCTTATAAATAGAATCTCCACACTTTTTCAACTCTTCTATGTAGTTTCTTCTTAAAGACGCGGGGGTCATAACAATAATTTTCTTTTTACTTTTAAACCCCTCTGCAATAGCAATAGATGTGCATGTATTGTGCGTAACAGTAAAATCACCCATAATATATCTACAATTTCCGTCCAACATGAACCCATAATAATCATCTTCATTTACGTATTTAACTGTTATTCCGGTTACTAGTGCGTCTTTTATTTGTCTTCTTGGTGCTGCTCTTTTTCGCGGAATCTGTGTTGGGATTTCTTCCATCCCATTACCATTTATGCAAATTCTCCAAGCAGTTCCATATTTTTTTTCCCCTTTATAAGTCCAAAATGTTTCTTTTATATGTTTATAACAAGAAAACCCTAAACTCCTTGCTAAGAAAATAACATCATCCATTAAAGTTTCATTTGTATTAGTAAACTCAAAAGCATTTTTATTTTTATCATAACTTCCATCACTATCAATTAAACCAGCTAGTAATTTAAGTCTATTTTCTCGCGAGTTGCATTTATATATCTCTGGAATGTGCTTATTTTTTATCATATTTAATTCTTTTAATGTATTTAAAAAAACGTTATTATAATATCTACCATTTCCTGAAATGCCATAATTATATCCATCTAAATAATTTAAAGAAAGTTTGTAACTTTTTAAATTGTTTGCAAAATAATGCAATACAGTAGAATCTTGACAAGTAATTGAAGAACCACGACTTGATCCATCTCCTAGCCAATATCCAATCATATAAGGATCTATTTTCAAGTCTTTTTCTGGAAAATCAATAGGAATTTTATAGCCTTTTAAAACCCCCTTTTTCTTTTCAGATAATTTTAAATAATCTTTAACAGAAATTTCATAAACATTGTTGTTTGTGTTGGATTGGGTTTTAATGTTTTCAAAAAACTGTTCCGCTGCAATTTTCATTTTTTCTTCGTTATCCTTTAATTTATTAATAGTAAATGTTTTTGATTGAAATTTATTGTTTTCAATCCATTGAACATTGTAATTAGTATTATGTTTGTGATTGTTTCTGGAAAACTTTGGAAAGCCAGAGGCTTTTAGACAGAGTATATGTTCTTGATTTACAGTGTATTTTTCCCCCTTTATAGGAATAACATCATACATTTTATCTTGACCTCTTGCCAAAGAAAGAACGGTTCTTGGTTTTGAATCGTCTCCCATTAATAAATCGCCAACTTTTATATTTTCTATTAATTTTATTTTTCCGTCTGACATCATAATAGGAGTGCCTTTGCGATGACATTTGCCGGCTCCCAAACCGTGGTAGAGCAAAAGCCCACGATAAGGAGTGTACAAATTCAAGTAGTCACGAACAAGATTTTGATGAGTTAATAAAGAAAATTCATCGGCACTATCTTGACCAATGCTATCACATGAAATTTGCTTACTGTCATCCATAACAGTGTCACGATAAGTTCCAAACAATGAATTTATAAAGTTAACAAATTTTTCCCTATTATTCATAAAATAACTAGAAACCTTGATATTTACGTGAGGTTTCTTTGGAGGAAGTCTAGAAATAGTCTCTATTTTATCAATATCAGCCCATTCTTCTGGAGGAATTAGAGAAACACCCTTTACTGGTCTTTTTGTTCTGCGTTTTTTAGGTTCTTCTACAACTGGCACTGCAAGTTCTTCTCCTTCTAGTTTTTCTTCTTGGCCTTCTTTTTCGTCCTCTTCTAATTTAAATAATAATTTCTTGGGTAATTTTTTAACCTTTTTCTTTTCCAAAACAGGCTCTGATGCTTCAATTTCAGAAACAGCTTCTTTTACATTTGGTTTTACTAAAATAGCTGTCATTTTATTTTCTTTCATTCTTTGCAACAAATCTCTTCTACTAAAACCAGTATCTTTGTCTCGTTCATCAACCAATTTAATTTTGCTTACTTCAATCTTCTCAGGAGCGTTTGCTACAGGAATGGCAACAGACACCTTTTGTTTCTCTTCTATAATTGGTTTAACTCTTAATTTTTCTTTTAATAACTCTAAAGGATTCATGGTGCTTATATACTAAATATATATTAATAATATAAAAGTTTAAGCAGAATAACTGTTAATTTTCTGCAGTGCTTCATTGCAAGCTATTTGTTCGGCCTTTCTTTTAATTTTATGTTGACCTTCGCCAAGAAAAATCAAAACCTTTCCAAATTTATTAATCCATTCCTGAATTTCTTTAAAAGTCTTTACATGGTCAATGTGAGTTGCTGCGTGCATGTTTACTGCATGAATTGGTTGTCCAATGCAAAGATAAACCCCCATTTTATAACCATTCTCTAAATCATGTTCAATCTCCAAGTAATGTGGAGTTACTTTGAATTCTTTTTGAATCTTTACCTGCAAAATGTTTTTATAATTGTCGTCATTTTGAATAAGTGCAATCCAATCTATATGCTTCTCAAAAATATTCTCAACAAATTTTTGAGCTATTTGAAATCCAGGACCAGTAACAAATACATTTTGAAACCATCCCTCTTCATCCTTTACGCTAATTTTATTAAAATCCAAAAATAATGCCCCTAAAAATGACTCAAACAAACATCCAAGTTTCTTTAAATTAGTTCTAATTTTCTTTTCTTCGGCGTGTTTTGACAGAATGAGCCATTTATTGAGATGCATCTCCATTGCAATCTTTCCAATAGCTTCGTTTTTTACAATAGCAATCTTTTTCTCTGTCATAAATCCTTCATTCTCTTTAGGAAATCTGCGATACAAATAATATTTAGTAACCAATTCAAGAATTCCATCGCCCAAGAACTCCAATCGCTCGTTTGACTTTGTCTTTAATGGCATGCAATCCGATGGCCGCTCAACTATCGTAATATTTTGCAATGCATTTTCTAGTTGAGGTCGTTTGGTGTATGACCGATGCACAAAGGCCCTCTTGTACAGTTCAACATTTTTCACAATTCCTGGAACGCCATATTTAGTGAGAATAGATTGAACTTCATTCAATGTAATCTCCACATTTAGGGGATTGTATGGATTAAAAACTAGCCCATCTTCCCCCTTGACAATATCATCGTCGTGTAATATATTTTTTTCGGTCGCCGCGTCGTCCATTTATATAATATGACGGGTTGTGTTTAAATGCATTGACTATAAATATTATCGCTCCTTTAAAAAATTATTTTGTTTAGGGAATATATAAATGGTAGGAATGCAAACACAGTTTGGCAAGGGCCGTTATGTTAATACCATCGCTAACAGAACATTGCAAAGTGGTGGTTCCGTTGGTGGCGTTAAAAAGGCCGGCACTTTCGCGGGCAGCGTTGCGTGGCCCCAAGGTAACATGGGTTCCCATGTTTTCTACAGAGCTCCTCAAAGACAGCCCTCTCTTCTCTTTTCTTTAACAAACACGACAAGAAATCCAGTGCAACAGAACAGAAACGGTTACGCCGTGTCTCACTCTGGAATGCTTGGTTAAACATAACCTTAAAAGTTTCAAGTCACTTAATATTATTCTTAAATCTTATAATATTAAGCTCTTATAAAATGACTGGTATGATGTATCATTTTGGAAAGCAAGGCAGAAATGTTGAATCTTTGACAAATCGCGGATGTGCGTCTGGTGGTAGTTGTGGAGGCGACAAAAAAGCTGGTATAGTTTCCTTTGGAACTACATGGCAGCGCGGAAATATGGGAAATTATTTGAGACGAGCTCCTCAATTACAAAGGGGAATATTATTTGCATTAAGAAACACAACTAGAAGCCCAGTGCAACAAAGACGGTCTACATTTGGGAGAATACACGGGTTGATGTAAAAAATACAAAAAGACTAAAAATAATATAAGTTAAAAATAATTTAATAACTATTTACTAGGTAAGTTATTAAATGAAGATTAGGGTGGATAACCGCGAACAAGAATTAATCCGTTTATGCAAACATTTTATTGAAACTGGGCCAATGTACAATGGATTGGAAATTGTTGTTGAGGCATTGCCAATTGGAGACATTATATTGAGTGAAGGCGGTCTAGATAAGGTTATTATAGAGAGAAAAAGTTTAGGAGATTTGGCTTCAAGCATTAAAGATGGCCGTTATGAAGAGCAATCTTATAGATTAAATGGGTTGCCGCATCATAATCACAATATATTATATTTGGTTGAGGGCGACATGAACAAACTAAACTCATTTAATACTTTCAAGGACAGAACTGATAAGACTAGCTTATACTCGGCTATGTTATCTCTCAATTATTATAAAGGATTTTCAGTTTTGAGAAGCATGAATATTGAGGAATCTGCTTTAATTGTATGCAATATGGCATATAAGTTACACAAATCTCCAGATAAAAAGGCATTTTATTCAAATACTCCAGTTTCTAATTCTTCTCAATCAATTGAAGAAGAATCCACGGAACAGCAACAGTCATCAAGTGACTATTGTGGAGTTGTTAAAAAGGTTAAGAAGGAAAATATTACCCCTGAAAATATTGGCGAAATTATGTTATGTCAAATTCCCGGCATTAGTTCAACGAGTGCAATTGCAGTGATGAAGGAATTTAAGACTGTTAAAAATTTGATAGAGAAGGTAAATGAAAGTGAAGTCTGTTTAAAAGATATTAGTTATGTAAATGCTAAAGGACAAAGCCGCAAAATTAACAAGACTGTTATTGCCAACATTATTAAGTATTTAAAAAAATAATACAGTAATTCTTCACATTGTTTTCTAAAAGTATAATATATAAATGACAGAGGATTTCATTAAGATTATTGGCATTGTTGTTATAATTGGATTTTTGATATTTTTAGCAACAAAATCATTAAAACTGCACATGAGCGTTATGGAGGGTTTAACAAACCCAACAGACGCTTCTGCTAAAAGTGGCATAGGTGCTTCCGCAAATGGTTATGCAAGTTCATTAAAAAATAAGGTAACGCAAATGCAAAATGATGTATTATTGATGACTAACAAAGAGTATAAGAAAGACTATGAAAATATAGTCTTATATATGGATGACTATGTTAACGCATTAATGTTAAAAACGGTCTTGTCAATCAATGTCAACGCAGATAATGCAAGCGACAATATTGAAAATATTAAAACATTGAACGAATTAAACTCTGCAAAAGCCTCGCTCAACAATGTTATGAAATATATTGATTCTCATTAAAAATTGGATATAATAATGATAATAATAATAATAATATTTGCAACAAATTGCTCAAATATTATTGATTTTGGTTATTTTTAAACTCTTATTCTAACTTCATTGTCTGCATAATATCCAGAATCAACTAGTTTCTGTGTATATTCTTGCCCACCCCAATTGGGGTCCATTGGATCTGGACTATACAACATATTTTCCTGCTCTTGGTTCATTTGGTCAAGTGGTGTAGTGGTTCCTTGATAAAAATCAGTTTGATCAAATCCAGGAACAGAATTTGTATTATAAGGATGATCGTTTCTTGTAGCATCTATAAGTAATGTTGGATTTGGACCAGTCATATTCTTAATAATCACTTTGTTGTCCATATTTGTCGGAATTGGAATTTTATTTGGACTTAATTGCGAGGGCGCCATTGGTTTATTTGCAAGAGCTGGAGGCAATCCACCATGTAAATCAGTTGGACTTGGTCTCACTTTATAAACTGAGTTTCCTTGAGCATCATATGTGGTTTGCAAATATAATACAGGACATCTTATGCCCTGACTGCGTTGCCAATCCATGAACTCTACATAATCTTCTAAATTGTCAAATTCTACGGGGTTAACACCGGGAACTTTTGCTATTTTTGAGTTGTATAAAAAAAATTTTTTATCCTTTTGAACAAGAATGTCCGGGCATCTAGGATTCGCCATGTTTGTTAAACCTTCTTCTATTGCATATTTAGAAAGGGTCATCTTTGCGCAATAATATATTCCTGCTAAAAAAGTCACAACTAATAATATTAATAACATTAAGTTCATTTTATTGTATATAATAGATTGCGATAAAATTAATTTCTGCGTTTATTTATATGTCTAGAAAAGCAACAGTTATTGAAATTGACCCGCTTATGAATGATTATCAAAATTCAATTGAAAACTTTAATAGTGATGTTGGTTCAGGAAAACATATATTTTTATTTTTATTTATGGATGGGTGTGGTCCATGCAATCAAACAAAACCACAATGGAAAAAAATACAAAAAATGCTTAAAAACTCACATGGAAACAGAGAAGACGTTGTAGTCGCAGCAATTAATCAAAAATTATTTGAAAATCTAAAAAGCTCTGGAAAAGAACCTATGGGTTATCCTTGCTTGCGATACATTAAAGGTCCCGCGGTGGAAGAATATGAAGATTCCAGCATTCAGAATAAAGATAGAACTA